AGCGCAGCTGCAGGGGTAGGTAGCGCACTAGCAGCAAAGAAACAACAGAAGGCAACAGCAGCTGAAAGGTTCAGACAGTCCGCAGAGGCAGCTCTAAACGCCAAGAAACAAGAGGCCGAGGCTCTTCGCAGACAAAAAGAGCAGCGGGAGGCTGTAGCAGCAGCAGACAAACGCGCCGCGGATATGCTCTCTGCTGAGCGGGAAACTCGACTAGCAGCAGAAAAACGCGCACGCATCGAGGCAGAGCGGGTGGAGGCGCTTAACGTACAGGCAGGCGTCACCGCGAAAGAGAAAGCAGATCTAGCCGCACAGGCAGCTGGTGGCAAGAAGGCTACAGTAGTTTTGGGTTCTAAAGAGGCTTCGGATACAGCGCTGACTGCTCTGAATAAGAAAGACGTCAGCGGCAAAAAGAAGAAGAAGTCAAAGTCAGCGGTAGGCGGCTTATTTAGCGGCCCAACTAATGTTGGGGGTCTGTGATGAAGATCGTTCAACGAATAAGCGACACGTGGGCAGCTATGACTGCCGACAAGGGCGACCTGATCGAGAGGTCAGAAGAATACGCACGCTGGACTATACCTGCCGTTATGCCACCAGAGGGCTTTGAAGGTCAGGAGCAATCTAAAGGAAACGTACCTACAGGTGCCCGTTTGGTGAACCACCTGGCGAACCGTATCGTAGAGGTGTTGTTTCCTATCAGCCGCCCGTTCTTTACAGTGGCGATGACCCCCGAAGCTAAGATGGAGGTCGAGCAAGAGCTTGGTGAGCAACAGTCGGGCGAAATGGCCGAGGCTGTTCGTGACGCCACGTCTCGCTTAGAAGAGGTGGCTATCCGTAAGCTAAAACTCACAGAATACCGTCCAGTTGCGATCCTCGCAGCAAAGCATCTGATCGTCACAGGAAACGTACTATTGCGGCGGATGGAAGACGGATCTCGTGTAGTCTATCCGGTTAACCGATACGGTGTCGAGAGAGACATCTTAGGTGCAGAGCGCAAAGTCGTACTGTGCGAAAAGAAACGCTTCAGCACATTTGACGAGGAAACCCAACAGAGTATTCGTGAAGTACATCCTAACGTGAAGGATGAGGACGACATGGAGCTGCTCACTATGTATGAGTATGTGGGTAAGCGCTGGAAGATTACTCAAGAGGCCGATAGCGTGCCTCTAGATACCGAGACGTATCTGAACGATGCTGACTACGATCTACTGGTTCTGGACTGGTCTCTCCACCCCGGCGAACACTACGGCCGAGGTTTGGTAGAAGATTACGCAACCACGTTCCACAACGTAGACGTCTGCACCGAAGCGCTAATGGATCTCACTGCTATTGTAGCAGACATAAAGTTCCTCGTTCGGCCCGGTAGCCCGTTGTCTATGGACCTAGCGGCCTTAAACGCAGCCCCACGTGGTACGTACTGGCCCGGAAATGCCGAAGACATTAGTGTTCCAGAGATGCGGGCACGTGGCGATCTAGGTACCATCAACGAGCTGATCAGTAAGTGGGAAGGTGAACTCGCACAAGCGTTCCTCATGTCCAACGTACGCGATGCAGAACGTGTTACCGCAGCGGAGATCCGCATGCTTGCTAATGAGCTAGAGAGCGCCTTCGGTGGTCTGTACTCACAACTAGCACAGAGCTGGCAACAGCGTGAGGCAGAGTACGCGATCAGTCAGGTAGACTTCGCAGCAGAGATCGGTAAAGACAGTTCAACATTCGAGGTACTCGTCACGACCGGTCTAGAGTCACTGTCCCGTGAGGGTCAGATAGACAACCTACGACTGGCTGTCGGAGATCTTCAGATGATGGAGGCTGTACCAGAGGACATCCGCGGTGCCATGAACCCCCTGCGCTTTGCTAAGTTCGTGTTTACGAACCGCTCAGTCGATCTACAAGCCTTCCTGAATACACCGGAAGAGATGCAAGCCAACCAAGAAGCCGCTATGGCAGAGGCCGGTCGGATGCAGCAGCAGCAGGGCGCGGCTAACGTAGCAGAGCATGCAGGTAAAGCTGCAGTAGACGCACAACAACCAAAGTAAGGAGAGAATACTTTGCCAGACGAACCCAAAGAAATCAACCCAAACAATCCGGAAGACACATCCACAGGTACGGCGGGAAATGTCCCAAACATTCCTGTTGAGGATGCGTCTACAGAACCCGCAGCAGACCCGTCTGTAGATACATTCGCAGAAGCGGCTGTTGAGCCAGACGCTGCAGTGGAACCCGAAGAAGCTGCTGAAGACGCTCCAGCGGACGATCCTGTAGACGATCCGGCAGACGCTGCGGCGGACGCCGAGTTGGATACAGAGGTTTGGGGCGACTCCGGATCAGATGTCGGTAACAGTGTACTCGGTATGCTGCAGAACTCCGGCGTATCTACAGAGGATGCTAAGGCGCTTCTGTATGACGCCGTCATGGCGGGTGACGCCACACAGATCGACAAGGCCGCTCTTACCGATAAGGTTGGTAAGCACGCTGCAGAGATCATCCTTACCGGCACCAAAGCATTCATCGCAGAAACAGCTGCGAAGACTGCCGAGGCCGTTAAGGCTGTACACGCCGCCGCTGGAAGTAAAGACAACTGGGACAAGGCATCCTCATGGGCATCTAAGAACATGTCTGAAGAGGCCCTAGCTGAGTACCGCCCTATGATCGACAATGGGGGAGCGCAGGCGCGCTTCGCTGTGTCTGAGATCATTGCGGCATACAACAAGGCCCCACAGAACTCCAGCATTAGTACAACATCTACCCGTGTTGAGGCTACCTCGACATCTCCCCCGGCCCGCACAGCCATGTCACGTGCAGAGTACGTCGCCGCTCTTGATAAGGCACATCGTAAAGGTGCGTCTAATAAAGAGATCGCGACCATCCAAGCAGCCCGGAACCTCGGGCGCAAACAAGGCTTATAACGCCACTTAAAGGAGATACCTGATGTCAGGTGCAAACATTCCAGCAGATTCAACACACCTCTCAGATCTGGCAGTTGCCGACATGATCGAACAGTACGGTGGATTTGTTGACTCTCAATTCGCCAAAAAGTCGATGATGCGTAACTTCGTCAACATCAAATCCGTCAAGGGCACAGACACTGTACTTAACCGCCGCGTCGGTCGTACATCGCTGACTACCTTGACTGCAGGCGTACGTCCCGCTGCTACCAAGACCAACTTTGGCTCAACCTCGCTGACCATCGACACCGTCGTCATGGCCCGTGACAACCGCTCGCTCCTGAACGAGTTCCAGATCGACTTCAACGCTCGTAAAGAGCTCGGTATGGACCACGGTAAAGAGCTCGGCAAGTTGTTTGACGAGTCGCTGATCATCGCAGGTATCAAAGGCGCAGCTGCTTCCGCTCCTGCTGGCCTGAACGGTGCCTTCGGTGCCGGTACAACCGCGACATTGGCCTCTGCAGGCGACGAGCTCGACCCAACCAAGCTGTACACAGCCATGGAAACTGGTGTTGTTGCTATGCAAACAGCCGACATGGACACAGAAGAGTGCGTATGGTTCGTGACCCCAACGCAGTACGCTGTTCTGTTGAACAACGACAAGCTGGTCAACCAAGACTACTCCACTGAGAACGGCGACTTCGCTAACGGCAAGTTCAAGACTGTAATGGGTGTTCCTGTTGTAGCTACTAACCGTCTGCCTACAGCTGCAATCTCCAGCCACCCGCTGTCCACCGCTGCTAACAGCAACTTCTATAACGTCAGCGCTGCGGAAGCCCGTACGGAAGCCCTGCTTCTGCACCCATCCGCGATCCTTGCAGGTGAAACCATCCCATTGACTTCGGATGTGTATTTCAGCAAGATCGAGCGTCAGTGGTTCATCGACTCGCTGATGGCGTACGGCGCGAACTTCAACCGTCCCGACGGTTGCTACGCGATCCAATCCATCCTGTAATACTAACCAGCCCTCTCCCTAACCGGAGGGGGCTTTTTTTCGTTTGTAGTGCATCTGTTGGTCTCTCCCCTGCGGGTGTACCACAAACGAAAATCTAACCCTTAACGAGAGAGGCTCACAATGGCCACACGCTTAGATCTAATCAACAGCATGTTGGCGACAACTGGCACGGCAAGGCTTGCCGCCGCAGACGTCGCACACCCAAACTATGTGACAGCTGATGCGATCCTGTCTGAAGTTGTCGAGGAGTTCTCCTCAAAACCTCTGTGGTTTAACACAACGTACCGGACACTGTCACCCAACTCAGAGGGCAAGATCGTTGTTCCCAGTAACGCACTGTCTTGCGATCCCGCAGACGCGTCCAAAGATTTCGCAATACGGGGCCAGTACTTGTTCGACAACGGCAATTACACGTTCTACATCAACGAACCAGTAGACTGCGTTATTACTGCAGAGCTTGTTATCGAGGATATGCCACCCGTGGCCCTCCAGTTCATCCGTGCAAAGGCGCGTATGATGTACTACCTCGATCAAGACGGTAGTGGAAACAAGCTGCAGATGTACTCACAAGCAGTGTCTGAAAAAGAGCTTGAGCTCATTACATTGAACATGAAGCACACCGACACCAACTTCTTCGCTGGCAAGGGCTACGCTAACTTTATAACACGACGGGCCTCAACGGCCAACCCCATCACTCGTATAATCTGAGGAGATACTATGGCAGTATCCGGTACACTCGGCGCACTCCTGCAAGGCGTGAGCCAGCAACCTGCGCACATCCGAAACGATGGCCAGGTTACTGAACAAATTAACATGGTATCTGACGTTGTGCGGGGATTAACATCCCGCCCTGCGTCGGACCTACAGGCATTTAACACGACCGCGTCTGCCGATCTAGACTTCCGTAATGTTGTTATTGACGGCGATAGATTTCAGGTAGGCTTTAAAGCAGGCGTGCTGGAGGTTCTAGACGAGGCCGGTGTAAACATGACATGTACCGCAGATGCGGGTACTTTGTCTTACGTAGGCACCGATATGGAGCTGTACGTGTACGACGAGATCCCTTACTTGCTAAACAGGGAGAAGGTTACTGCGATGGACCCGTCTACTGCCACAACGCTGGCGGACGTGGTTTTAGACGAGGGATACGTTGTATGTCTCGGCGGGCAGTTCAGCCACACGTATACAGTTAGCCTGGAGTACACCGACGGTACTAAAGCAACAGGCTCGTACACGGCACCCGACGGCACGACAGCGGGTGACGCAGCTAAGTCTGCGTCGAACTACATAGCAGATCAGCTAAAAACCTCTCTAGCAGCCAGCCCGAACATAAAGGGCGGTACAGTGATTTCCGTAGAGGACTCCGTCGTACGCATCACAGGTGCGCCTGATCTAAAGCTAACAGTATCTGACGGATCTAACGGATTAGTCCTACGGGCACAGACCAATACAGCGAAGAATTTAGAAGACCTAACGCCCTTGGCGGTACACGGTGCTCTGGTCCGCGTAGAGGGCGTGACGGGGGCAGAGGACGACGTCTGGATGCGCTTCGAGATAGAAGGTAAGACGGTCGGAACGGGCTTCGGTTCAGCGGGTATATGGAAAGAGTGGTTTAATCCTAGCGAGGTGTCTCAATTCGACTTGAGCACTATGCCACACATCCTGACACGCACAGGCACAACCACATTCAATCTATCGCAAGGCGAATGGTTAGGGCGTCGCGTAGGCGACTCCGTTACCTCCCCTGCACCAGACTTCGTGGGAAACACTCTCCGGGACATCAACGGCTTCCAATCAAGGCTTGTATTTGTTGCTGGCCCGTACGTAGCCATGTCCCGTACAGAGAAACCGCGCGACTTCTTTAAACGCTCTGCTACAACAGAGGTAGCATCCGATCCGATCAGCATCGTATCTACATCCGAGCGTGAGTTCGAGTTAGAGTGGATTGTACCTTTCGACCGCGATTTGATTATATTCGCAGACTACAGCCAGTTCTTGATAACAGGATCTATTGCACTAACGCCGTCAAACGCCTCTTTGGTTCAGACTACGAACTTTGAGATGGGTAAAGGCGCACGTCCTGCATCTACAGGCCGTACGTTACTATTTCCATTTGAGCAGGGCAGCTTCGCAGGCGTCAAAGAGTTCTTCTCAGAGCCGTCTGTGGATGCGTCTGATGCGATGTCTATCACGCAGACTCAAGATGAGTACATGCGGGGTAAGATTACAGACCTTACGGCAAGTACCAACTTCTCGTTCGTGATCGTGCAGACCGACGACCCGTCTACACAGAACGTCTTGTTTGTTCACCAGTACTACTGGCAAGATCAGACAAAGGCGCAGGCGTCTTGGTCTAAATGGGTGCTCCCGTACCCCGTAAAGAACGTACTGTTCGCTGGATCTTCCGTTAACATCTTGATGTACGATGCTGTACTAGGTTACGTACAGACCAGTATGAACCTAGACATCCCGGCAAACGTCGAGACTGGTTACCCGGTTAAACTGGATATCCTGACTAACTATACAGCGGCAGCGGTATCTGGGAACTATGTTTTGTCAGACTACGTGGCGACGGATTACGTCGAAGTCGGTGCAGCGGAAGCGTCTAAAACTTACATAGATCTTCCTTGGCCAAACGCTCTGCTTGTGCAAGGCACAGGCTGTGCTGTTCCGGGACAGACGATATCCTCTGTAAACATCACAGATCTTGGTACAGGCTTCTGGCGGTATTTGGTTTCTGATCGTACAGCACCTGATGGAGCTACTGTTCTTGCTGGTCTAGCGTACGAGTCGATTGTGCAACCAACTATGCCGTTTATACGTGACAAAGATGGTCGCGCAGTGAAGAACACCAAACTGGTTGTCACAGAGTTCATTGTGTACTTCGACGAGTCTGGTTACATGGACTCTACCATGTCCTCGCGGTATCGCTCTGAGGACGCGCAGTTTAACAACAAAGAGATTGTAACTGCGTTTGACCCAGAAGATCCGGCAGGCATAGGTATTCGGACAGGCGAGTTCGTCATCCCGTGGGGTGAGCGAAGCGACTGGTCAGAACTCACAGTGTCTTCATCAGACGTACGTCCTATGACAATCCTCGAGGTTGAGTGGGTGGGACAAGTATTAACTCGCGGAAGGAGACTCTAATGGCGGGATCAAATTTTAGCATGCTGTTGGGTATGGGGGCTAAGGTTCTCGACGCATCTTCCCAGTATAACAGTATGAAGGCCGAGACTGCGATAAACGCGTCTAAGAACGAGATCTTAGACACTGAGCAGCGCATGCAAAAAGCTGCGCAGGCGCATAGAAACACTATGAACAAGCTCAGTGGCGCTGTTAGACAAAACGCTGTGACTAGCGCTCAAATACAGACACAGGATAAGGGTGCTCGTCTAGCACAGGCTATCCAGACGCAGTCCATGAAAGACCAAGGCGCGGCGGCTGTTAGTGCTGCCGCGGCAGGTGTGAGCGGCGGCAGTGTCCGGGCAACTATGCTTGGCCTACGGCGCTCTGCGCTTAACGCACACGATGCGCGGCAACGTAACTCTGACTCCGCCATCATGGCCTTGGAAGAGGACCGTAAGAACACCAGTAGAGCCGTGATCATGGGAGAAGATATCTCAGTACTCCCAGAGCGAGTAGCTGATGTGCTTCCCGCACCGTCTGCTGCGTCCGCCTTACTCGGCCTTACCACAGGACTTATCGACACTTACGACGCCAACCAACCCAAAGGTAGCAAGACTACAGATGTATGGGCCAATTGGCTTAAATAGATAACAAGGAGAGCATTATGGCTCAAGGAATAGAACGCCGCGAAGCCGTGACGGATAGTCTCGCGGGTGCTGCAGAAGTCGTGCCAGTAGTCAGTAGTGCTGCTCCGTTATCTGCCCCACAAGTACAGGTACATAGCCAGAACTACTCAGACGCAGCTGCGCAATACGGGGTCAAACGTTCTGCAGAGATCGCAGGCTCGCTTAACAAGTGGGCGGGCGATAAGCTACAGGTTCTAGCGAACACGCAACGAGAGGCGGCTGTTCTGGACGGTCAGATGGCTTACCAGCAGGGTAAGACCATGGAAGCGGTGGAGATGGAGGGCGACAAATGGGCGCTCTCTGGCTACCGTGTCATGAATGCTCAGACGTTGTCTCAGACGATGCTCGCCACGCAGCGAGACATGATCCAGCAATCGCAGTATGAGCAAGACCCAGACGAGTTCCGTGCACAGTACATCTCCCGGATGGAAGCACAGATCGACGGCCTAGATCCACAGACTGCGCGTATGGTACGTGAGCAAATGTCCGAACAGATGCCTATACTGGTATCAGAGCACACATCTGCACACCTCGGATATCAAGAGCGCGAGGCGTACAAGTCTCTAGTAACGTCCGTAGATGCGTTGTCTAAAGACGCGTCCGCTTTTGGAGCGTTGTTGGATAACGCAGCAGGTGGACCGGGCAGCCCGTCTGCTGGATTATCAGAAGACCGTCGTATGAGCGCGGTCGTAGATGGTGTAGGCGCGGCGTTCGAAAACATGAACCCTGTTGCGTACCAGCAGCTAAAGCAGTCTGGTCTGATGGATAAGATGTCCACAGCACAGAAACAGACCATGCGTAATGCACAGCAGGCTTATGAGAACCGTGTTCGCGGCACTTACGACGAGGAACACACAGAGGCACTCAGTAACTTTCAACGGCGGCTTGAGGCAGGCGATCTTGAGCCAGCAGAAGCTGCAGAGGCACTGGCTACTATCTATGGGCGACGCAACATCACCATGAGCGCCGCAGAGGGCGGTGCTGCGTACAACGGTGCTGTTACTGCCCAAGACCACGGAGATCGTGCTCGGGTAGCTAATATAGGTACAGCCATCGCACGGGGTGATATAGATGCGGTAGCTCGCCTAACACAAGACATCGTAGAGCACTTTGAGAGCGGTGGAGATGCAAACGCTATCGGCCCCTTGATTACATCCGGCGCAAACGCCGGGGACCGAGCACAGGGCGCTATGCAGGTTATGCCCAAGACACTTGACGATCCCGGTTATGGTATCGTACCTTCTAACGGTACCCCTGCAGACGACGTGCGGGTCGGTAGAGATTACTGGGCAATGCTCTTAAAGCGCTATGATGGCGACATAGAGGCCGCAGCGGTAGGTTATAACGCAGGTCCGGGTAACGGCGACAAGTTCAAATACGGTTGGACGGACACGGATGAAGGGTCCGACACTTTTGGACAATCTTGGGGACCGGGCGATTGGTCGGGATTGAAAGCTGCCGGTGTACGTACATCTGAGACGCGTCCGTACGCGGAGGGCATATCATCCGTAGCTAATGGCGAGGCGCTGCATTACTCCACCGCGGAGAGACTCACTAAGTCAGAGGCGGAGCTACGTTCTGCTAGAACCTTGCGTGACAAGATCCTTACAGCAAAGGCAGATGCGGCTGTTGTTGAGGCTGACATCGCGTACGCTGATGACCTAGCTGAACTGAAGATCGGTCTAGACAACGGTACAGTGCAACCACAGGCCTTCCGTGCTCAGGCGGAGCAGCTCCGAGATAAACACGGGGTTACTCAGACGCTGGCGCAAGCGAACACCGTGAACTCAGCGATCACGGCTGCAGCAACAGCAGCTAGGAAGAACACTGCGGATGCAGCGGACATCGCTAAGGACGAGGCTCTTGAGCTGGTACAGGTAGAGCAAGCGGTACTGTACGACGGGCTCACACGGACACTCAATACCCCTGGGATTACTGTTCAGCAGGCTGATGCAGCATCTGCGAAGTATCTACAGGACGTCGGGAGATTGTACGGCGAAGCTGGGTTTACTCTTAAAGAGACTGCTGCAGCTAAGGTCACAGGTGACGTGTTGAAAGCGCAGCGGGCAGCTGAGAAGAAGATCGAGGAGTACAAAGCAGACGGGGTTATCATCAAGCGCGCTGCGCAGATGCAGGACCTCGGGAGCTTAACTCCGGAGCAACGCGCACGGTATGACAAAGAGCTCCTGACTACCATCAGTAAACAAGTATCTGACGGCGTCGCATCGGGGACTGTTAAGAACGACCAGATCCAAGGTCTGGTATCCCAAGCTATGGAAGCCAGCGCAGTGGACACTGGAGCGGTTACCCGGGACGAGCAGGCGTCCGCTACATCAAATCTGATGAACTCTGTAGGGCAGGACGGCAAGCCTACACCAGCGGCTATCGCCACCGTAATGAAGTACGGGCGGTTGTTCAACGACAACCCAAAGGCGGCGAACTCTATGCTGTCTAACCCGAAAGCGACTAACATCATGGCAGAGATCTTTGAGTCTGCGCAAGGGGACCTCACAGATCCTCAGCGCGTAGGTGACGCGATCTGGGCTGCGCACCGTGCACGGGAGACCAGCTACGGTATCTCTGAACCGTTCTCTCCTGTTGTCAAAGACAGAGTAGCGGCGGAAATCGAGTCAGGTGTACGTAAGTGGATGAAGCAGGAAGACATCGGTGTACTTCAGGGCATGTTCGATAGCGACACTGACATCAGTCAAGCATGGAAGCAGACTAACGTAGAGCAGGCCCAGGCCGGTTCTGACGCGACGTTCGAGGAGCTCGCAGGGGCTGTTACAGTACAAGCGCACCGCCTCATTAAAGAGGATCCTGCGATGAGTACTGCTATCGCTGTTCAACGAGCACAGGCACTTGTCCTGGATCGTACAGCTATTATAGGCGGTACAGCACACGTCATGGAACCAGGGTACAACATGCTCGACCAGATGTTCGGGGACCTAGCGTCCACGTACAAACGGCCTGGTATTGAGAACGAAGTCATCACAGACTACCTCGCGTACCTCAGTGAGACCGACCCGACTCTGGCGTGGATCTCAGAGGTCTCCGTCTGGGAAGCGAACCCATTCGCGCCCTCTCTTAGCGCCATAGGCGATACTATCGCTAATACCTGGGGAGGGGGCGTTGAGCAACCTGCCTTCAGTACACTGGATGCGATTGCGGTGGCTAACCGTGGCGTGCGCCCGCACGTCTCACGAACAGATGGCAAGCACTTCGTGGGTATCCGTGTACTCGATCAGGCTGGGGACTACGGTCCCGAGATCCAGATCCCTCTCGCGACTGCAGGTACTGTGTTCGCACTAAGAAGACAGAAAGAGCTGTCTGAATAACTACTACCCACCTCGGTGTTCTGCCGGGGTGGGGGAATTAAAGGAGAGCCGCATGTCGGATTACATTTTTGATAAGCACGTTGAACGCAACGGCGTAGAAGCACCGAACTTATTCCAGACCTCCGACGCTATGCGGCATAAGCTAAAAATACAGCGCCAGCGCGGCTTTCAGGAAGATCTGCAGGCAGGCTTCGAAGAGACTGCTCTAGCAGCTGGCATACGTCGCGCAGGGCAAGAAGGCAGCGCAGCAGCAGAAGCGTATGCCGCAGAGAACCCAGAATTAATCGGAACGACCACTCCACAGGGCCGCCCGATCAGCGATCCCGGTCAAGTCCGTGCTGCCTTATCAGGGGCACTCACGGGACTTCTAGGAGGATCGTCAGGAACAGACAAACAACGCGCGGCGTACGTCAAAGGAGACCACGTCGCGGAACTAATTGAAGGCATCCCCTCACAGTATCACGAAGACATCATGTCCGCAGATACCCTAGAAGGCGCAGAGCGCATACGAGCGCGGATACTCGCAGACCTCCTGCGTCAGACAGAAACAGCAGATCAGTTCGATGGCGGAGTCACTAGACTCGCGGGCCAGCTGATCGACGTAGACGCGCCGCTTGTGTTCCTCTCAGGAGGCATGTTCGGGGCTGCTAAGACAGCTCGGGTGGTAGCTGCCATGACTAAGAGCGAACGCGCTATAGGGGCCGCTCAGGGAGCCGTAGGCGGTGTTCAGGCAGGGGCTCTAGTAGGTGCATACGATGCGCATATCAGAGAGACTGCAGGGGAAGGAGAACTCGTGTCCTCTATCCTCGGTGGCGCTGTCTTAGGGAGCTTCTTGGGAGGCGCGGCAGGTAAGGACCTACGAGGCCCTCTAGCGGCTCTAGAAGACGATTACATGCGCCGTATGAGTACAGATGACCCTACCCTAGCGGCGACTGTAGACACCGTCCCAGCGGGCTCGCCACAGACCCCCTTCGGGGAAGGGGAGTACGGCCCTAGCACAGTAGGTGCTGCGCAGATCGGCGGCGGTGTGTTTGTTAAGCGGGATATCCAGGACCCTCTAGGACTGCTGTCAGCATCAGAGCGAGACATCATTGACACAGCTGACCGTATTAACTACGACAGCGGGATGTACGACAGGGCCGCGGCGGACGAAGGCAAGTTCTGGACTAAGGTCGCTACGAACAGCTGGGCTGCTCCAGGAGTAGGCACAGGGTTTCAGACGAAACTGTACACATCGAAATCAGCGGTGCTGAACTGGATGGGACACGCGGTGTTCGAGAGTTCTAACGGGCTTAACCGTGGGCGCGACACAGCGGCTGCTATGACGGAGATGTACTCTAAACGCATCCAGACACAGCTACTACCAGTGCAGTCTGCTATGAATGAATGGGCGCAGGTTAACGGTAAAGGCGCGTTTGGAACTAAGTGGGGGATCTCTAAGGAAGGCAAGGCGGAGTTCAACAGAGAGGTCATGCTAGAGCGGAACGCACGTAATCACGGGCGTACGTACAGCAACGACCCTGCTGTCATACGCGCCTCAGATGCTTACGACAACGCTGCCCGGGACTCTTTGATCATCGGGAAAGGGCGTGACGACCAGCACTCTATCAAAGGCCTGGAGGACGTCAAGGACAACGCGCACTACTCACCACAGGTCTGGAGTGCATCTAAGATCTCTGAGATGATCACAGCAGGTATCGTTAAACGCGAGAACCTCACTGCAGCTCTAGCGAACTCATATCGCACTGCAGGTATGGCGGTGGGTAAAGACGCAGACGCAGTCGCAGAGGCGGTGCTCAGGCGCGCTGAGCTACGCGATGCAGACGTAGACACAAGTGTGTTCTCTTTGCTACAGGGCGACGGCAGGGGCTTCCTGCGGGACAGTCTTGAGATGGCTGGAGTACGCGGCCCAGAGCAGGATGCTATCATGGCACGCCTTGCTGGAGCAGCAGAAGACCGCGGTAAACCCGGGTTCGCTAAGAGCCGGAATGAAGTCGATATGCAGGAGCCTATTGTCACAGAAGACGGCTCACAGCTCATGATCGTGGACATGCTTAGCCAGGACCTAGTAGGTGATTGGCAGCGCTACACACGCGGAGTGTCTGGATCAGCGGCGCTCGCCCGTCAGGGTATCACGAGCAAGGCTAAGCGCTCTGAGGTGATCAGTGCTGCACAAGCTGAGCAGCGGTCTCTCGGAGAACCGGTTATGTCCACTAATGAGCTCGAGGCTATGTTCACGCATTTCGATGCAGGAGCAGTCAAGGGCTGGTCTGGCATGGATCCTGGCAAGGGGCCACAGGCCCAGGGTATGGGGGTAGCGCTGGCTAAGCGTATGACGTACCTCGCATGGCTCGGTAAGATGGGCTTCACGCAGTTAGCGGAGACCGGTGCTATCGCAGCACAGATCGGACTAGGGAACTGGATGAACCGCGGTGTTATGTCCACTATGAAGGCTGAGCTACGGAACGGCAACAAGGAACTCCTGAACGACCTCGCCTTTACGGTGGGCGAGATCGGGATGGATCACAAGCTGTTCGCGGAGCACCTGAGCCTAGACGAGGCCAGTAGCCTCAGTGGGTCGATCACAGCTAAGATAGACAGAGCCCTCTCTGATGCCTCGTACGCTCATAGCTACGTGAGCTTCTTTAACTCCGTGCGCTCCTGGCAGCAGAAGACGGCTGCTCTGGGGATGTCTGATAAGATCTTCCGCACACTCCGTGAGTCCTTAGAAGCAGACACAGAGCTCTCATCCGGCGTAAAGGCGCGCCTCTGGGGAGACCTAGGTCTAGACGGCGAAGCAGTTGCACGGTTAGAGAAACTGATCTCAGACGGGACGATTGAGTTCAGTCCAGAGGGCTTTGTTAACAGGTTGCATATAGATCGCTGGGACCCAGATCTCGCGGATATCTTTGGGGCGTCTATAACTAGGAACATCAACCAAGTTGTACAGAAGGCTATGGCAGGCGAGCAAGATGCTTGGATGCATACTGGCTTCGGCGCAATCCTGAGCCACCTGAAGACCTTCCCTCTGCAAGCTACGCAGAAGCAGCTCGTGAGGAACTTCAGGCACAGCGACCCGCAGGCTTACGCAGCCCTCGGGATGGGCCTCGCCACAGCTGGCGTGTCCTCGTTGGTCCGCGCGGCATTGGATGGTAAGCTAGACGACATGTCTGTAGAAGATCACGCTAAGCGCGCGTTCGCCTACAGCAACATGACCGGCTTTATCCCTATGGCCTACGATCCTCTGATGACTATGATGAACCTAGACGACATGCGGTTCAACCAATTCGGCAGGCACGCTGAGATCATGCCTCCTGTGCTGTCCCTTGGTAACGATGCTCTACGCCTACCCGGCGCGCTGGCTGAGGCGTTCAATGGAACTGCAGACGGATCAGATAAGAAGGCCCTCCGGGTTCTCCCGTTCTCTAGCGTCGTTGGTATAAGTAACATGCTCAACGGCGTGGCTGATCGAAACAGATGATACAACGGGGCGGCTTCGGTCGCCCCTCTAACCCCTCACTTAAGAGGATACCTAGATCTAAGGAGCCCATCATGGCACTATCCACCAATACATACACCTATGCAGGTGGAGCGCAGACATTTGCGGTAAACTTCGCACTAGGCTTTATTCAACGTTCGGACGTCACAGTACGAGTTAACGGCGCTGTTGACGGCGCAGGTAACCCTGCGTACGCGTCTATCGAATGGATTGATGACTCAGCGGTCACGGTTCTAGATCCGCTCACCGTAGGCGACTCCGTAGAAGTTCTACGTACAGTCAGTAAGTCGGAACTTAAAGTTAATTTTACGGCGGGTGCAGACATCACGCCGGATAACCTAGACCTCAGCGCTAAGCAAGGTCTGATGGTTTACCAAGAACTCGCAGATGGTCGCGTTGAGGGCTCAGAGGCCCCGAGTGACGCTGCCAACCGTGCGGCGGGCCACGCAGATGCGGCCCTTGTTTCTGAAACAGCAGCAGCTGCGTCAGAGACAGCTGTAGCTGCTAGTGCATCAAGCGCCGCCACGTCTGAAACAAACGCTGCTACTTCTGAGACAAACTCAGCCGCATCTGCAGCAGCAGCAGCGGCATCTGAGACCGCCTCAACTACTTCTGAAACCAATGCAGCTACTTCTGAAACCAACAGTGCAGCATCTGCTGCAGCAGCAGCAAGCTCGGAAACAAACAGCGCGGCTTCGGCCTCTAACGCTCTCGTATCTGAGAACAACGCAGGGTCCTCCGCAACGGCGGCGGCAGCGTCACAGGTAGCAGCAGCCAATTCTGCAGCAGCAGCGGCAGCGGCCTACGACAGCTTCGATGATCGGTACTTAGGCAGCAAATCAAGCGACCCGACAGTAAACAACGACGGCGATCCACTGATTGCCGGAAACTTGTATTTTAACTCTTCTGACGGCGAAATGCGCGTGTACGACGGTGCTAACTGGATCGCAGCGACTTCCGCTGGTGGTGTTTCGTTGCTGCAGTATAAATACACAGCCACCGCAGGTCAGACGACGTTCTCTGGCGCTGACGATAGCGCAGCCACTCTATCCTATGTCCAACAGAACCTGATCGTGACCT